TTTCATGATATAATTTTGGGTCTTGAGGAAATCTAACATCTTGGTATACTTTTATACCTGTAACATCTGAAATAGGAAGCCCTCGTTCAAATATAGTATGAAGGTCTTTACCTTTCCTAAAAACTGTACGCCCAGCAAGGTCTGTATACAAAGCCTGTTGAACTCCAGCATATGGAAAATCACTTGGGTCAAATCCTCTCATACCCATCGCTTCTCGCCTTATTGCATCAACAGTAGTTTCAACATCATAAATAACCCTATCTCCTCCAAACCAACCCATTTTATCCCCTATTCTAGGAATTTGATAAGGCTCTGGATATCTTGGATAACTTGCCGGTTCAGCGTAAGGACGAGCAGACCAATACGGTTTTCCCTTCTCTGGCGTAAAACCTGAATACTCTCCTCCTCCTTGTAAAACAGCTTTCCCTCCTCTAAATCCAACAATATCTGCCATCCTTAAATTTGGTGGAGTTCCTCTTCTAACATTAGAAATCTCACCTAAAAAAGGAACAAAAGCCATTGAAGACCATAGAGTATTCTTCCAATCTCCCTCTACAGCATACAAAATTGCGTCAAGAGCATCTGCTGGAGGCAAAGCCATTCCAAGTGATTGTAAAGCTGCATGAGCAGTAAGATCAGGCTTTGGTTGTTTTTTTGCTAAATCTCTTTTTTGCTTAGCTGATAGTTTTTTTCTTTTTCTAAGTTCTTTAGAACTAAAACCACCACTTAATCTTTGAAATAATGTAGGTTCCTCTACTACACCATATTTCAATAATTCTCTTTTTGGTTTAGACTTCTTTTTTTTATCTTCAGCCACTTATTATCTCAACCATTTCTTTACAACTTCAACAAAATGTTCTGGGTCACCTTTTCCACCCTCACTATTATAGTATTTTTTCCAATAAGCAGCTTGTCCTTCTATTGTATTCGGCATCCTTTTAGGAACTCTCCAATACTTTAAACGACAATGAACTATTCCAGCTGCAATGTTCTTTTCTAATATTTCTGCCCATACTTTTTCATCAAGATTTTGCCAGTGTTTAACATCTACCATACTCGCATCAGCACATTTTCTCATTAGTTCTGGTCTATGTTTAAGATAGTGAGCTAAGTTATCTACACAAGTTGCGGGCTCTACTTGCCAGAAACTTCTGGCTGGCCCGTCTCCCATTTGTCTAATATACTCGTACCGTGATTCCACAATTCCAGTAGCAATCACTAAATCAACTGCACTAGGACTTGCAAACTTTTCTCCCATCTTCATACAAGTATCAGACACCAATGAATACATTTGTTTTATACTAATCATATTAAGCTACTATCCAACTCTTTGCTTTTTTCTTTGGCTTGAACCACATCTTTTTCTCCTTATCTTTCTTCATATTTGGCGGAAACGAATGTACTTGAGAATAATAAAGGCTCTCTATGGTATCATCATGGGACATTTTAGGGCCAAAAGTAATAATTTCGTTAATCAAATCAAACATATTTTTCCTTAAATGCACCGTTCCTGTACTAAAACGAGCCGAAAGACCACTATAAATGCGATTACGCTTGTTAGTTCCGCCAGGTTTCTCTGGAATCACAGCTATATCGAACCTATTTATGCGTCTTCTCTCGTCATTCAGCGCTTGAAATATAGACCTGTTCATAGCTACGTCTTCAACTGTAGAAGACATACAATTATATTTTTGATGTAGTTCCAATATATAATCAACTACACCTTTCTTTCCAAATAGCTCTCCTGTGTCTGGAGATTTACTACCAATTGTAGGAATACTTCTATGCCTTTCGTATTCTAAAACATATAATTCATTATTTACATCAATAGCTATTACCATTATAACTGAGAAGTCAGCATGCTTTGTATCAATATCTGTAGCAGGGTCACATCCTATAAATACATTTACAGGAATTTGCTCCCCATCTTTTACAATATAATTTATATCATTTTCATTTTTATAATATCCATCCCAATATTTTATATGATGCCTTGTCCACACTGCATCTTCATCACTCATTACTTCCATCATATATTCTTGGAAATACTTTTGTGGTTGCCCTGAGTCCTGATAAAACTTCTTTTTCTCTTGCAGTTTCTTTTTACTAAAGAAAGAAGACCATAATGAAGACCCATCATCAGTAATAGCCTTATATGTAATTACTTTCCAAGCAAACTCTTTCTTATCCTTCATAGCCTTACTGTGATTTGTAAGAAGATTATTTATAAAAGAATCATAATGAACAGGAGTCCCATTCACACGCAACCGACCAGTGTGGGGTTCCAAAGCGGGGTAAACTACAGCAGTGACCAAATTTGCATTTTTGTCTCTAGCCTCTCTAGTAATTGTATTTGCTTCATGTTCAAAGTCATCTAATACTATCAAATCATATCTTTTATGTAGTTTTGCTCCTCCACGAATACCAGATACATTTGATTTACTTATCAATTTGCATCCATTTGTTAGTTCTACATCTTCCTCTGTCCACTTATTCCCCCTCAAACTTCCAAAATAATACTTTATCTTATCATTATATTCTAAATGATGCTTAATATAATCCATATTACCTACACTAAGTTTTTGTGTAGCTGATACCCATGCATAGAATAAAAAATCATCTTTAGGACAGAAAACAAAATCTTTTAACATAGATGCTTTAGTAAGAACAGTCTTACCATGACCTCTGGGAATAATAATTGCTACCTGCTTTACTTGTTTATCATCTATAACATCGGCTACTTCATAATGAAAGAAAGGAGTTTCGCTACGCATAAAGTCATCTGATAAGAATAATTTACCAAACGATATTAAGTCTTTACTTGCAAGTCTTAAAGCTTCTTCAGCCTCACTTACGTTTTGGCTGTTTATATTCACCTTGTCCTAAACTCTTGAGCATCTGCTTTAAATCTACCTGGCCTATACTTCTTTTTTGCAATTTTATAATCAGTAACCATATCTAATACTTGCTTTTTTGTATATCCAGCCCTTTTTACTAAATCATCAAATGCCCAACCACTATTCTCGCCTAATGACGCAATTTGTTCTATTCTTGCTTCAACTTCTATATTTCTAGTGTAATATTCTTTTCCAGATGTCATATCCCATTCACTAAGAACATCTTTTTCATATTTCTTTT